CTAACATGATCGTTAACTTCTCCTAATGTAAATTCATTTAAATTTTGGTTAAGAGGATTCTTTTCAAGATTACTTGCGATTTCATAATACCCATTATTATTCTTTGCATACTTACTGCGTGTTTTTATAACAATAACATCATCTATATTTAGATCAGTTGTAAATGTTATATAAGATTCGCCATTAGCATCTTGAGATATTGTAAAATCTACATCTCTAAATTGTAAATCATTGTTTAAATAAACTCTTATCCAAAGATCATTAATAAAATCTATATTATCATAAACATCAATGTAAAAATTATTAGTTGTATTATCAAATATGTACTGTCTAATTATAGGTTGGTTACTAAGTTTATTTCCTTTTATCCATCCGTTTTGATAAACAAAATTAGTTCTATCAGAATACTTTTTAAGATAACCTGTATCAGTTATTTTTGAATATAAAGTTGTGCCAATTTGGTATGTAAAAGTATTTTGAAGTAGATCAAAATTAAATGTTATATCGCCTACATTTTCAATACTTCTATAACTTAATGGAAATCCTAGTTCAGTATCATTAGTTCCAGTTCCTTGTTTGTAAGAAAATATTTTATTACCAGCAAATGTTGTAGAATTATAAGACGTGTCATTACCAAATGCGTTTCCATCTTTATCAAACATATCAAAAAACGGTTGTTGATTAATGCTTGTTTTTTGTTGTCCTGAATTCCAACTAGTACCATTATAGTAAAAGAAAGTTCCTCCGTATGTGTTACCAAATCTAACAAATACATTTTCATTTTCTAAAGGTGCAGTGTCTGCTTCCTCAACTAAGGATATTTGTACATTATTTTTAAATGTAATAAAGTTAACTTTGTAAATTTTTCCTTTAACTAAATCATCAGTATCTGCTGTAAATAAGACTCGCATGCCGTTGGTTAAGTTTACACCGTCAACATTATATCCTGCACTTCCTTCAATAATTGAAAAAATGTCCTTTGTAAATGTATCTACAAGATCAACATCAACTTTGGCTTTTGTACCAAAATTATAAAGTTTTAATCCAGCTTCAAATTCTATAATAGGTCGTTTAGCTCTAGATGCTTGATCAAGTGTAGACGAATTATTACTTAAAAGTTGTGACTGTTCAATAACACTTTTGTGAAACCAACGATTATATCTACTCCAAAGGTTACCATCACTGGTAGCTCTGTTTATAACAATATAATCTTTATTTGTAGGAAATCCTAGTGCTTCACTATACGGATAGAAATCAAATTCGTTGCCATCAAACGGAACTGTTATGTTGTCAGTAAATACTCCACTAACTGTTAGATCATCTTGTCTAACTAGTTTAATTTTGTCACCAACACCTTCTACATACCATTGACCAGATGCATATTTTGCTGGAGTAACTTCACCAGCAAATTCTACTTTCATTCCATTTGAAAAGTCCCAACCGCTACTTGTAGTATATGTTTTTTTGCCTATAACTTCAGCTTCAACATCAATAGCAGTATTGTCTTCAATGTCATATATTCTCATATATCCTGAAACATTAGGATCATTTTTTGAGATGTAATATAAATTATCCGGAGCAGTATCAGGTATAGTAAATTCTATAATACCCTTTTCAATATAAACAGTAGAAATTGTGTTACCGTCTTCGTCAGTTTTAGAAACGCCTGTATTATAAATTAAAGAAGTATTAGTTGCATCACCAAACTGCACACTTGCAAGAGCTTCTTCTTGACTTACTGGGTCTACAATAAATCCGCCAGCGTCATATGCTGTGCCGTCTTGATCGTACAGTACAACATCAAATACTCCTGCACTTCTAATTCCATCAGTAGTTGCAACAATTACCGCTTCACCAGGAGTAAAACTTTTCTTTGTAGCAAACGCCATTGGATGATTTGGTGTGTCAATTTCAAATCTGTATTTTTGTCCTCTATACAATTTGATTGTAGGATTATTAGTTAGCCCATCAGGTGAAAATACATATGTAACATTATCAACATTATTACCAAGTCCAACTGTGTATGTGCTTATAACATCTTTAGATTGTCCAAGAACTGTAATTAGATCAGGACCGTTAGGTAACCAATAATATTCACGGAAATTTGTAAACTTATCCCAATCAATATGAGGATTCCATGCATAATATTCTTGGCTATTTAATAAGCTGTGGTTATCAATATTGCCGCCTAGATTAGCAATAGTATTAATATAGTCGTTGTAGTCTTTGTAAAAGTCAATATTTCCTAAATTGTCTTTAATTACTGCGGCTGGCTCTAATTGATAGTTTTCTCTAGATTGTGTAACTGCGCCAATATAGTTATCGCTCGGATTAAATGCTTTAGTAGCTTTGCGTCCGATGTAACCATTTAACTTTTCAGCTACACCTGGCTGTATAAGTTGGTCAAGTGTGCTAGACAAAAACTTAGAGTTATGTGCTGTGCGAAAATATCTTGGAAGATGATTTTCACTTTTTCGTCTAATACTATTATTCCCGCCCGGAAGCGCCGGTTCTTGTTGATCGTTATCGTATGCCATTAATAGCTACTGCCTCCATTAGTTGAGCTTGAGCTTGTGATACCTGTATTATTAGTAGTTGCACTTGAAACAATATTTCCAGATGCGCTAAGTTTTGAAGCAGTAACAGCATCAATAATTTCTAAATTATTAACTGTTGCTCCGCTTATAAAAATTTCATCAAGTTCTGATTTGATTTCAAATAAGCTACCAAATACTTTACTTTCTTGTTCGGGCACAATAACAAAGGTTACAATGTCAGGAGAAAGTTGGTTGGTTACATAAGTTGCTAGTTCTGTAAAATAAAATGTTTCGCCAAAGTCCCAATTTTCTAATGCAAAGAATTGATTGATTGCACTAATTACCCTAGATTTAATATCATTGTCGTTTAGTACTAGATCAGGATTTTTTACAATTTTAAATTTTGCTTGCAAATCTAAATCAGCCTTTGCTCCAAAAAGCACTTTATATTTTACAGGATGAAAAATAATTTCATCACTTAAAGATTTAATTTTTCCTATTTCTGCACCATAACTTAAAAATAAATTATCACTTGATGGTGCAAGAGGTTTTGTCGGTATTGTCCCGTCAAGATATTGTCTATAACTATTGTCGTAATTTCTTGTTAAGATATAAGTGTCAATTATGTTACTTGCACTAGGATCTATTCTTGTGTTGTCATCAGCAGCATGAATATACTGGAATTTTAATTTATCTCTACCAATATGTGCTTTGTAATCTGTTGTTAACGCAAGGCTTCCTGTTGCACTTGTATAGATATTAAACACATTTGTATTCACAAAGTAAAATACTTGTCCGTTTAGATACTGACTGAGTGCTCCAACATTTTCAACACCTTGTAAAACTCTAATATTTTCAATTGCATTGTCAACATAATTGTAATCTTCAACACCGTCAGTTGTAACTAATTTTTTCTGGAAAACATATTTTGTTAACGGATTAATGTTTTCGTCAACAATTACATCAAAAATTTCAGGATCATCAACTACACCGTCATCGTCATCGTCAAAGAAAGTTACTTCAACTTTTTTACTGTTTACATAACCTTCAGCATCTCTGTATTCTTTTGTAATTTCCCAATCAAGATCAACTGTAAAACTGTTTATGCTGTCAGGCTTGTTATTATTATTTAAAACTGTAATTTTATCTTTTACAATTTTTCCGGTTAAACTATTGTAAATTTTATCACTGCTATCAAAGTAGAACCGAATCTCTTGATCGCTTTCAAACACATATCTACTACCTCGACTATCAATTGTATAAGTTTCACCGTCATTAGTAAACAGCAACAACCAACTAGCATCAAGTTGCTGGTTAGTATTATCACCTGTTTTACCTGTATTAAATTCACCAGTTGCATTTAAGTTATTTTCTGTAATAACACGCCACTGACCTAAATTAATATCAAATCTTAAACCAAATGTTTTATATGCAAAAATCTGATCAATAACTTGTGTCTTAACATCCTGCTCTAAACTTTGTGCAATAAACGGTTTAATTTCAACCAACTGTGATCCTGTTGGTATTACGTCGTTAAAATACACAGGACCGTTTCCGCTTTCCTCAATAGTTGTACCATCACCAGAAACACTAATTACTTTAACCCACTTATATGTTCTTGAATTTAAGTGGTCAGCGGCACCTGCCATAAGTGTTCCATCAGGCATAAAATGATAACCTGTTGGAGCAACAAATTTTAAACTTGTACCCGGTCTAATTAATTTAAGAACACTAGTTGTAAATGTACCTAGTAGTTGTCTTATTTGATTGACGTTAATAAAATAACCTGTACTTAGATTTGTATCTTTAGTAGATTGTGTCCAAGTAATATTTAGGTCAACTGTATCTGTTTTAGGAAACTTTACAAAATAATAATTTCTAATCTGTTTACTAGACAATATAGGTTCAATTGTGTTTACAATCTCTCCTTGAACATCTGTCTGTGTTACAAAAGTAAATGTTTCTTTGTTTGTAGTAAATTCTTTATAAACTATTCCGTCAGTACCAAACAAGTTTGTTTTACTATATTTTCCGGTTGCATCGAGCAAATCAAAATATCTGCTTATACCACTAGCAGTACGATTAACACTTTTAGTTTTAATAATTTCTTGACTTATACCTAGAGGACCAATTTGATAATCTTCTGCTGTGACTAATCTATTTTGTGTATAATAAGTAGCAGGTGCTCTCTGTCTAATATTAGCATTAGTTTCTGAAACACTAGCATTGTCAACTGTATATTGAAGGCTGAATGTCATTGATATAGTTTCAACTTTACCTGTGCGTGAAACATAATCTATTTCAATATTAACGCCTCTCATGTCTTTAGGACTTACGATTAATCTTTGATTTTTACTTGTTCTGTAATACACACGGAAATTTCCTTGTGGTAAATTACCAAACACACCGTCCGAGAAAATTAAACTTACTCTATCATCTATTCTAGTAAGAATACTAAAAATATTTCTAATGTTTTTACTCAGGCTATTATAGATAACATTGTTACCTTCTACTGCTTCAACCTTTGTCCATTGTTCAATTTCGTTACCAAAACTATCTAGTTTATAAAGCCACACATCTGTATTGTTTACATTTGTAGCATCTACTGCAACAACTTGATTTGTACTAGGTGCTGTTACATTAAAAGTACCTTGGTCTAGTGTTCCTTGACGGAAGTGACAAAAGAAACCGCTATTAGAACTTGCAGGACCTCGGCCATCATCTCTGTACAAAAATGCAAAGTTGTTTCCCGGAAACGGTGCTTCTTCTAAAATAGTTCCGTTATCAATGTCAGTGGAAACTATTTCAAATCTAGTAGTGCTACCATCTACAGGTTTTGAAAAACTAAAAGCAGGAACATCTGTATTAGTAGAATTAAATCTATACTGTTCTGTTGCTACTCCGTTTACTGTGTCTTTTTTAACTGGACGGCCAAATGTTCCGTTTACAGGCAATGCTCTGTTTAAAACTTTAATAAATTGTTCATACCAATCTGGATTAGAAGGATCATTCCATAATATTGTTTGGTTCTCTAAATTGATATTATTACTATCAAATAGTGTTTCTGAAGTGCTTACAGTTTCAATTTTGAGCAATCCGTTAGCAGCTTGGTTACGCTTAGGATTATACGAAAGAAGCCTTGCTAAACGCAAAACACTTTCACGGCGTTCTGCAAGTTCAAGATAGTTTTCTCTAGCATTTAAGTCAACTCTAAACGCAAGGTTTTGACCTAAGAATGCAATAAGATCAATTAATGCAAGGTATTCGCTTGATTCAATATAATCGTTAAAATCTTCTGGGTAATTCTCTCTTAGATAAGAGATCATTGTTCGACGTAAATTGTCAAAATCATAACTCTGGAAATCCGCATTTCTATAGCTTTGATAGATGCGTTTCCAGTCTTCTGCTACTAATAATCTGTTTTGTCTATCTGTTGACGACATGGCTCTTCCTTCTATACAATATTTAGCATATTGAGAAATGTGCGTAGTTAATTATGTATTTAAAAAGCCGTTGTTTTGATCAAATGTTAACTTCATTTGTTCCGAGATGTTGTATGGTAGATAGGTTAGGCTAATTTCTACTTGTAAACCACTTTCAAACTGATCAACTATAATGTTGTTGACTCTTACTCGAGGATCATAATTTACAATATTTGACACATTTTCAATAATTGCATTTTTCATATCACCTGTAAAAGGTTCAAATAGTGCGTCCCAAATAATAGTACCAAATTCAGGATCGCTTAATTTTTCACCCTGTCTGATATGAAAGTGATTAAGTATATCTTGTTTTATAAGTGCAAGGTCATAAAGAACTTTACTAGAATTTCCATCGTTGACTGTACTAATGCCTCTATAAGTCCGTGATCCTGGTATAGATTCATTTTTGCGGTTTTTTGAAGGAACACTAATTTGTTTGTAAAGTTGCTTTTCTAAATTGCTCATATCGTATTTACCTTACATTCCTTTCCTGAAAGTATCAGGTACTGTTACATATTCTCCTACACCTGCTGTATTTCCTGCAGCAGGATCAGCATCAGTTTTGGCTGGCATGTGAGCTTCAGGATTAAGATTTTCATGTCCTAACCACGGTTCTTTTTGAGGGCTTCTTAACGGGCCATATGCAGCTGTAGCCGCAGGACCGTTCATGTTTATGCCTCCAGGTGCTGTTTCTGTATGTGTTTGTGAAACAATGTGTGTGCCTTGGCCAGCAGTAATTCTACCGTCATTACCTGCTGATAGACAAATATTTCTACCTGCACTCATAATAATATCTCTGTCTGCTGTAATATTTAAATCTGCCGCAGTATGAATGCTAACACTATCATTAGCAAATATATCTATTTTACCATTAGAAGTAAGCTCTATCCAAGTTGAACCTTTAGCGTTACCTATGTAGATTAAATCTTCGGTATTGTGCATCAGTATTTGATGCCCAGTTCTTGTTCGCAATCTTGTAAGTTCGTTGTGAGGAAGTGTTGGATCACCTCCTTCGTTTCTTTCTACACTTGCATATTCTGGAGGGCCTTGATCTGCTGGTGTTTTTCTTAATAAAAACGGATCACCATCGTCCATTACAAATGTTGTTCCGCCCAGTCTACTAAAAGGAACTTGACTTTGTCCAAAGTTTTCACCATATGATGCTGTAGGTTTTCCTTCTCGTCTGTCAGATGGACCAGGAGTACTAATGCCGAATACCATGCTAGGAAGTTCTCTTCTAGCACTAGAAGTTGTAGTTCCTCTAGTTGTGTCATCTAGTAGTCCTTGTCTTCCTAAAAACCCAGACTGATTGTCATCTACAGGTTTTATATATTTTGTAGGATCTCTTCCTGCAGCTGTTTCTAGTGTTTTGTTATATTCGCCGACAGGTTTAGGACTTGAATTATTTTGGTCATTATAAGTCGTTGAAGCACGACCAGGCACCATAAAGTTCATATACTTGTCTTGTACACAGCCTATCCAATAACCAAAACCAAAATTTTCTTCCATAGTTAATACAACAACAGTTGTACCTACATCAGGTGGCACAGCCCACATACCGTAACTTTGCTGTGTATATGCAAATCCAGGATTTGGTTTTGCACCTTCTCTAGGAGTAACCCCGTAAAAAGGACTAACATAATAGCAAGGCAAAAGATAACCACTGCCGCCTTCTGGATTTCCAGATTCGTTAATTTTTAATATTTCAACTTCTACTGCACCCATATATTCGCTGTCAAGATGGTTTTTTATCTTGCCTAAATACGGACCAGATGATTCCATCCAGGACGGGCGTCTAGTTCTTGTTATTTTATTTCTACTCATTGTTAAAATCCTACATTGGCGCCGTTGGCTCTTGCTGCGTTAACACTAGCGATTCTTTCAGCTTCTGCTTGATCGCCAGCACCGTTTTGCGATGCTCCTGCACCTTGATCTGTTGATGCTCCGCTTGTATCTTCAGTTCTTTCTGTCATAGCTTGGTTGTCAGTTGATGTTGGTGTTGAATTTGTATCCTGTCCTGACTGATTTCTTCTTCGTATTAATTTAAGTGTTTGTATAAATTGTCCTTCTGCAAATCTACTACTTACAAATAATACTTGATATACTCCGCTAAATACTCCTACTGGTTTGCCACCTAATGACGGAAACATCATTGTACCATCTTGATTGTAATCTACAGGTGTTCTAAAATTAACTAAAATATCAACTTCAGAAGTTTGGTAATCCATAGTACCATCTTTTGTTAGATTAATATAAGGAGTTTCTTCTGCATTATAATTGCCCATGCCACTATCTGCAATATAATAAGGATCGCCCCATATCTCCATATTTGCTGTTACCAAATCAACATTACTATTAACAAGTGCATCGTTAAAATCTCTTGCAATGCTAGATTTTGTTCTATCTAAAAATCCTGCTGTAGGGCGTGATTCGCTTCTTGGAGAATCTCCACTTGTAGCATTTCCTGAACTGGAAAAATTATTTGTGTCACCAGTTTGCGGTTTATATGCAGGATGTCCTGGAGATAATCCAGGACTAGCAGTTTTTTCTTCTTTGGTGCCGGCACTATTCTCTCCGCCAAATGGCATAATAGCAGTAAAAAACGCTTTGTCAAATTCAATATTAAATTTTAACACATCGTCATTTTTTCCAGTATAAATGTAATCATATTCTTTACAGCATTGTTTTTTTAACTCTTCAATTCCTGGACTTGCTTTTGTTGGAGGAGAATATCTGCTGATGTGTGCTTTGTAAGGAATAACCCTGTAAACATATAACTTAGGAAATTCACCAGTTAAATCCATCTGTTCATAATTTGTAATATTATAAACATCTACTTCAATCTTAAACCAAGGTATCATACCATTTTTATCAGGTACTGCATCTGCTATGCTTCTTCCGTATTCGCTTAGGATAATAATCTCTTCGATAATATTTTGAATCTTTGTGCCAGACTTAAATGTTAAATCTCTACCACCATTTGAAATAGTAATATTACCTCTTTTAAATACACCTGTACCTACAGTTCTGGTACGATTAGGTGGACCTCCAGTTTGTGTTGTTTCTTCTACAAACTTAGGTCTGCCAAATGGCTGTTTTCCACCATCTAGATAAGATTCAACTAATTGTGCTTTTCCTATGGGATTTATGTTTTCGGGATTTTCTGCATTTTCTCGTACTGCTTCGCCGATGCCTGATCTCTTAACAACTATGCCTAATAGTTTACTAAGTTCTGCATCAAAATCAGCAGGTACATTAGTATCATTGTTTCCTGTTATACTTTGGTACAACCGTAGTCTGTCTTCTGCACTTATAGATCGTTCTCCACCTTCACCATTATTAAGTTCAGGATTTGTTGTTGATCTGCTTTCTTCTGTTGATGTTCCTAAAAGTTGTTCGTTGGCTGATGACCTTTCTTTAGGAAATATAATTACATATTCATCTACTGCTACAATTTGCTTATCTTCAAGTTTTTTCTGCTGGTATTCATTGAATGCTGACATTAAACTTTTAGCGCCACTTTGTAAAAGTTCTTCTACAGTTCTACCTGTAATAGTAATGTCTGTTTTTGTATTTTGTACTTGGTCTGACAATCCTTGCTCATGCCAAGGAATAGCTGTTACATTATACTGACTTCCACTTTCGGTTACTTCAAAATCTATGTTTACAATTTTGATTGGAAAGAATCTTCGTAGATTAGGTTTAGATATATAATTGCCATTTACATCCCAGCCCTTAAAGTCCAAAGAGATAATATATGGTGCTTCAAGATAATTTTTATGTTCTGCTTGAACTGCGGCAACTTGTAGAGTTTGTAAAAACAATCCCATACTGTATGGTTCTGTTACTGTAAAACTTAACTGTATAGCATTTGTTTGTTTAGTCTTACTGTTATTACCTATAATAGCTTCTACTTCAAAGTTATCCATAAAGTATTCTATTTGGCCGCCTTTTTCATAAAGCGTAGTTGCCTTTTTAGGAATGCCGCCACCTGTCCTCAGTACCATAACCTCAGGGTCTTTCACTCTATAGGTTTTGTCAGGAAAATTTATTTCATAATTGTTTAGTACGCCTAGTCCTAAAACATAATTGTAACTAGCGTAATCTCTTAATTCATTTGGTAGTGGTAAACTAGTAGCACCAGAAACTCCTAATAATCTTGCAAATTTTTGAAGCTCTGCATTTTGATATTCTAATTGTGTTCGATAATCTAAAGGAATCTTTAAAACAGGATCTACAGCTGCAGCAGCCTTTTCTGTAACAGCACCTTCTATAGAATCTGCAATAGCATTTACATCAATATTTGCTGATGTTTGTATTGCTTCTGAAATCTGTTCGGCTTTTCTTTCTGCAAAATCTGCAAGAGATCGTCCTGCTCTCGATGCTTGCTCTAATAAATTCTGAGGATTGAATCCAGCCATTTAAAGTCCTAGTAATCTTTTTAAGTTTCCGCCTTTAGGAAGGTAGATCTGTGTGCCTGCTTCAAAGTCAAATACAGGATCTTTTAAAGTATTAATATTTCTCTGTGCAAATACCCACCACAAATTTTGATCGCCATATAAATCATATGCTAATAAATCAGGGCGGTGTGTATACTGAACTTCTATAACATACGGAATGTCATCTGCTTCAGCAGGAATGGGTCTAATAGATAATATATCAAGATATTGACCATTTCTTACTTTCGTAGACTTCCACGGACTGTTTGAACTGTAATTTGCCATTAAATAAACCCGCCTTTACCTATATATCCACCTTTAACAAATTGGTCTAGGCTAAACGATTCTACTGCACGACGACTGTAGATCGGTTGAACTGTTGCTTGTATGTTACTTCTCGAAGGTACCCAAGCACCGTTTGGACCGTAACCTGGAACCTTAATGTAATCAACATCTTGCCCAAGTTCTACTGCAAAACTTGTTATAATAACAGGTACGTCTTTAAACACATAATCCCCATATCCATTTAACCTTACAACAGGTGGTGGAGCACCTACATTACTAGTTGCACCATATGCCATTTTTGTAACACTTCTAAGATAATGTATAGCTGCTAACCAATATTGCCCCTCATAATTGTTCTCAACAAAAAAGTCACCCGTTATGGAAAACTGATCCACTCTTGAATTTTGATATGCAAAGAATGGATAATTACTATGCACAGGTTGTATTTGGGAATAACTTGCAGAATGTGTAATATAAATCGTAGGAGTGTAGGGGAACACTAACCCGTCAGTATTCAATAACGGAGTAAGAATACTGCTCTTCTCAAAGTTTTTAGGTAAAGATAATTTGACTCTCCAATCTGGATTAGCATCGCCGGAAGTTGCCGATACAAATTCAAAATTTTCAGGTTCTGCGTCGGGCAATAAATTAAATGCTCGCAATGCTTTGCCAAATCCTGTTGATTGGACAAAGTCTTCAACACGCTGTTTTGCACCAGAAACTATACCTTTAATATTTTCAGAGCCAGCA